ATCTGTTGAAGTTGGAATTGATGTGAAAACAGTTCTAAAGATTCCATCTGGAGAAGCTGTTGATATTATTGATGCAAATCAATATTTCTTTACCATCTTATACAAAGGCAATAGGGTTGTAATCAATCGAAAGAAGATTAACTACAATCAGTCTGAATTAAATGATTTGTTGAAAATAAAGACTGATAAAGAACTAGCTGATGGTAAGCTTACCCTTAAAGATATTGAGTCGCAAAAGATTACTGATAATGCCATGATTGCAGATAATTATAAATACGAAATTGACCATATTCGTTATTGTACTGGTAAATACAAAAACGAAATTACGACTGGATATGTTTTTTCATTATTGGGTACTGCAACAGTAACATCAACTTTGTATATGAAAAAAGAAACATTAGATGATCTTGACAATATAAAATTAGTTAGCAACATCGGTTACGGATTAGGTATAATCGGTACAATTTTAATTATCGACAGTAACAAATGGATGAAAAGGATAAACGTTGGCCCGGATGGAATTGGATTAAGATACAAATTTTAAAAAGAAAATTTAACCAACAAAAAACCCGCTTACTCAGCGGGTTTCCCTTTTTCTTCATACCTTTGAAACGCCAAACACTCTCATATATAATTATCGAAGTCCGAAAGGGAAGATTTTCCCCTGCGGCAACTTTTGGATTACTTCGGTAATTATTAGAGTGGTTTGGCGACCTGCTGCAGGGGTTTTATCTAAACCACAATGGAAGACAACACCGAATTTATTACCCAAATCATTGACCAGTTCTCGACCTGGTATGCACCTGCAACCGATATTGCCAAGGCCACCGATTTTTTAAGCACTGCCGAAATTGCTGAAGCGCTTAACCAGATTCATCCAGGTGCAAAAGTCAACGACGAACAAATATTCGATGCCATGACCGATGCTGGTTATCTTTACTGTCCCGATCCTGGTAAAATGACATTCCAACTCAAGTGGATGATCATCCGCAACCAATAATACTCAGCCTCGCCCATCGGCGGGGCTTTTTTGTGTCCTTTCGCCAATCTCACTCACATCCGATCTTTGGGTTATTAAAATTAAAAGATCAATGATCTCCGACCAATTCAATCGAGGTATGCTCTTCGAAGAATTCACCGCCCAGGTGCTTCAGAATGCAGCACCAAAAATTATGAGCGAACAGGCCGATCGTGTCTATCGGTATTATAACGAACGGACCGGGCATATTGGCGAAAGCTTAATGAATCATATATTTCAGGTACTTCGATCCGGAGGAGGCGCTTCGCTAGAGTTTGGCTACCTCTTAGACCTTCGTTTTCTCGATCTTAAACTCACCGCCTCCGGTAAAAAGAAAAAGCTCTACGGCCCGGTTTACAATCGCCCGCTTTGGGGCTATGTGTATGGCTACATCTTTGGCACTTTGCGCTATGGATTAACCCAGGCCGTGCAAACACAAATATTCGATCAGATTCGCGAATCGTATAAAACACCCGTCACAAAATGAGCAAACTAGCAGACGATATCATTAAAGCCACCGTGCAAATTGGAACCAACGAGGCTCAAAAATCATTAACCGATCTGGCCCGTTCCACCGGCGAATTAAAAAGTCAGAATGAGGCCTTACGGATCACTCAAACTAAATTGAAAGCACTTGGCATGGAAACTTCGGCAGAATACAAGGCTGTTACCAAGCAGATTGCCGAAAACACAAGTGCAATTAAAGCTAACGATGTGCAAATGAACACACTTCGTCAAACGCTTGGTGTTACCGAAATGTCGATGAAGCAACTTCGGGCACAGGCCACCAACCTAAAAAGGGAAATAAACTCGATGGTCGAAAAAGACAATCCGGCAAAATACAAAGCGCTTAACGACCAGCTAAAAGCTACTGAAACACAAATGAAACAGGTCGGTTCCCAAATTGGCCTTACAAAAGTTAGTGTTAGTTCGTTGGCCGATGAAGCAAAAAGCCTTTTACCCGCTTTCGGGCTTGCCGCAATAGTAGCTGGTATAGGATCCGCTGCAAAGGCTATAATAAACAGTACCCATGCCACCGCCAATGCTTTTGAGTTTTCCGTAAATGGAATGAAAACAGGGTTAAGTTTTTTCTGGCAAACATTGGCTACCGGCGACTGGTCAAATTTCACTACCCGAATGCGTAAGGCTATTAATGGCGGATATGAATTTGCAAAAATGATGGATGAAGTCGATGACCGGACCCGTGCTTTTTCAATGATGGATGCTGATTCAAGACAAAAGGCCGTTGATTTGGAAATAGCGCTCCGCAATAAAATGTTATCTCCTGAAGAACGTAAAAAAGCAGGTCTCGAACGAATTGCATTGGAAGAAACCCTTGTTGTAAAAAGAATTGATATCGCACAAATGGCATTTTATGCTGAGCAAAAAGACGCGTTAAGGCAAACTCAAATGACTAAGGAGGAGCTGGATGCTGTTGCAAGGGATATCGACAGCCGGAAGAAGTTGGATGCGCAGGCTTACGACGAAAAAGTTGATGCATATAATAAACTTCGCGCATTAAATACAACTACTACAGCTGTTGGTTATAGTACGACTGTTATTCAAAAAGAAGATACTCCTGAGATGAAATTAATGAAAAAAGAAATTGATTTCACCGATGCCTCCGTGAAAGAATATGCCGGATTGATGAAGCAGTTTGATATTATGAAAAAGAATTCTGCTGACAAAGGAGAAGTCACCCAGGATTCGTTCACCGCTGCCTATAACAATTTGAAACAGGCTGCAGTTTCCGGCAAGGAAAACATTAAAAAAGTGTATTCTCAAGTAAGTACACAGGAAAAGGCAATCAGGGACGATCAGGAAAAAGCCACTGCAGATGCAATAAAATCACAAAAAGAAGCCTCCGATAAAGCCATCGAACTACTTTCTCAGCAACAAAATAAAGAAATGGCAATTCTGGTTGATAAATATACCAACGAAGGAATGTCCGATGGTGTTTTTAAAGCCGAACAAGAAAAACTTGATGTTGAATATCTGTTAAAGAAACAAGCTTCACTTCAGGAACATGGTCAAAGTACAATCGAAGTCGATAAACAGATCAACGACAAACGAATTCAATCGCAGAAAGAGTTTAATGATGCAATGGCTAAAGTTGAAGAGGAATATCAGAAAGATCAAAAAGATAAACCTGTAACCGCCGACGAAGCCGGAGTCAATCCTGCATCAATGGTTACACCGGAAGATTTGGATTTTGCCTCGAAAAAACACTCGATTGATGAATGGACAGCCTATCTGATCAAAAAAACAAATGAGCAGATTAAAATAAAGGAGAAATATGCAAAGATCGAAAAGGACATTCAGGATGCACGCGACCAATTAGTTGATGCTCAAATTGGTGGTATCGAACAAGTCGCTGGAGCAATGGCCGGAATGTTCGAAGAAGGATCAGCAGCTCAAATTGCTTTTTTTGCTCTTGAAAAAGCCATGGCCATAGCTCAAATTTGGGTAAATTATGCTCGTGAGATTTCAAATAATCATTTAGCTGCCAGTGTAATGAATATAGTATTGCCAGGTTCCGGTATTGTCTGGGAAGGAATTATGGATACTAAGGCGCTAACTATGGCCAGTTTAAATACAGGCATTATTGTGGCACAATCAATTGCACAGGTTGCTTCAGGTAAAAAGGGCAAAAAAGCCGGTGGATATACCGACCGTGCCGCTTCAGATGACAAGATTGTTGACTTTGTACACGCCAACGAATTTGTTGGAACCGCGAATGCTGTTCGCAATCCGACTGTCAAACCAGTTTTTGATATTATTAAACTGGCCGAGGAACAAGGGACTATTGCAACTCTAAATCTCCCTGCAGTTATGGCTTCCGGAGGACTGCAGTCAGGCGGATATACATCTTCCACCACCTCCACCCCTGCACAAGCTTACACACCTACCGGTAATGCAGCTTCCGCCATCGACTCCGCTACCGCGCAAAAATTTACCGATGCTGTCGAACGGCTCATGACATGGGATCCGGCAATCTCAATCGAAATGCTGGAGCGCAAACAGAATCAGTACACCAAAGTCACCAAAGGCGGATTGAAAGGATAGTTAACGGTAGCTGAGCCTGTCGAAGCTGTCCTTTCTCTATTCTCCCGTCTCCTGTATTTTTAATCGTAAATTGTAAATCATCAAATTGTAAATATTCAGAGATGTCAGTAACACATACCATCACCGGAGGACTCGTCCATTTATCAGGCAACATCATACAGGTAACGCTTACGGCCAGTGCAGCGCTAACAAAGCACAAACTGGCAGTTAAAGTCACTTTCGACGGTGCATTTGGCTCACCGGCACCCGAAGAAATTGCACCCGACGAAAACCTTCAGGCAATTTTCTGCATCAACGGAATGATCAATCCTCCCGATGATTATGATTTCACCTTTCCGGCAACCGAAAAAGCCGTTGCACATCCATTGCTGGTTCAGATTGTTACGATCGACATCGGCGAAGTGTACAACGACGAAAGTGGAGAAAGGCAAGAATCGTGGATGAACATCGCTGAAAACAATGTCATCAGCGTACTGAAGGGAAAACTCAGACCTTACGAATTGGCACTATTAAACGAGGACGGTAAATCGTTTGCCTCTGAATATGTTGACGGTAATAAATTCTTAACCCATCAGCCGCAAAACCAGAAAGTAGCGCTGCTTCAGGAAATGAAATTGTGGTTTATGAGCAAATGGGGCGCAAACAAACAAATTTTGCTGAACCTCGAAATTGAAACGGATCCACCTTTTGAAGTCGATCCAAATGATGGTGCAATAACGAATTACAATTTTCAATTCACCGAAGAAGTATTAATCGCTAATGCCTTGATTGAATTCACAATCAATCCAACCTTCATGGGAGTCGATGTTCCGCCTGGAATTCATTTTCCTGCCGGTACAAAAATATTGGCTTATACGTTCTGGCTAAGCAACTACCCGGGCGACGATGCTTACGAATCTGAACATTTTCGTTTTGTAGTAGATTCGCGCTATCGCGAAAAGGAATTCTTCTTCAACTATGTCAATCCGCTGTCAGGGGTTGATTCATTGCGCCTAACAGGAGAATATTCCGAAAAACTGACAACCGAATCAGAACAGGCCTATAAGCCAATTGCGCAAGGTTCAGGAACAAAAGTTGCAAGTTTGATAACTACCTCGGCATCGGGTCAGCGTAGCTGGGAAATCAATACAGGCTCAAAAACCGCTGACGAAATGCGCGGTTTGCGCGACTTCCTTGAATCGAAACAAATCTTTATGGTCGATCCGGAGCGCGAAACCTACAAAAAGCTCATTCCGGTTTACATCGAACCTGGCGAAAAACTCATTTTCGATAGTATGCAGGATATTCAGAATTTCAGTCTCAAAATTTTCGAAGCACATAAGTAGATTGACAATTAGACTATTTACGATTTACCATTTGTCGCTTCGGTCGAAGCACTGGGGTTAAATCGTAAATAGTAAATAAATAAATCGTAAATATTTCAAGATGTTAACAATCGATATAGCTGGAAAATACTTGCCGATTCCTCTCGATTTCTCGATGCAACTAACCTGGAAAAGCCCGGTGTTTGATTTCGAAAAAAATCCAACCGGGTTCGCACTCGATTTCAGTTTCCCGATCAACGATTTTTTTCAGGCATTATTCGGAAATCCACAACGATATGCAAAATACCGGCCTGCCAACGATCAAAAATTTCCAGATTTTCACGTTCGTTTTTTTGGCGCTATGTTTATGGCCGGTACCTTATCAATAAACGATGCATCAGGCGGAAACTATAATTGCTCGTTGATAGACCAGGTGGGTGTGTTGGGCGAAACGGAACAGGAACGCACATTGCTCGATATTCCGTTTTTTGCTCAGGAACAAACATTTGTCAATAAAACGCAATACACGCCCGAAGCCGACCCTTATGCCTGCTTCCCGATTTCGAACCCTAATTTTTTTAAGGAAAAAGGTTTAATTGTAGAGTTGACGCGCAAAGTACCCGATACGACCGATCCTTCAAAATTGGTAGACGAAACGTGCGATACAGAGCTGCTTTCACACCTATTTTCCCGAACAACTACGGTAATAGCGCAAAAGGAATATGGGGCAAGGGTGAACAATACAAATGCTGATGGACGAATTATCAATCAATTCGAATCCGATATCGACCTTTCCGATCCGCTTAACCGGAACGACGGCATCCCGCTCGCTTCGAAAGTGAGCGTGGTCTCTCCGTTCTTTTTCCTGAATTACATCATCAAACATTCGTTGCTCGACAACGATATACATATTTTAAGCAATTTTTTGAACACGAAAAATGCACTCAAAAACCTGTGCATCTATAATACTTTCGACATTACAAATGCAACTTTTACGACTGATGAAACTTATACAAATATTTTTCACGTCGGAAGCGCCGACATTAAGATCATCGGTACCTCGATTGAGCATTACATCCGCGGAAACAACAATAAGATCATTCCGAAAAACCACCTTCCGAAGATGAAAGTGGGCGAATTATTGCTTTCAACTCAAAACCTGTTTAATGTTTGCTTTCATATTTTACCTAATTCAACCGTAAATGTTTATTGGCGCGATGCTTTGTTATCGGGCGAATCGACTGATTTAGACAAGTATTTTCTAGGTACCTGGGACATCGGCGAAAAGAAAAATGTGGCATTGAAATTCACCCGCGAACATGACGATAAAGACCTGGTGTTTTCTGAACGGTACACCGATTTGAGCGACCGCCGAAACGACATTAAAGGCATTGTTTGGGATTGGGACGCGTTGAAATATGTATCTGCAACCGAAGGCGACATTCGGTTCATCGCATCGGCAGGTGTTTGGGCCGAATACAAATGGATCAGCACTTCGTACGACGATCCGGTGACACAGAAATCGCAATCGAAAGAAATACTTGGCTGGGAAGAAGCCAGCATCGGCCTGCAAAACGGCTGGTACGAATTCGGTCGCGACGACGTGGAAGAAATCAAATCGGGATGGAGCGCTCCATATTCCAACTTCGGCATGTTAACCGTTCAACAGTCGGGAAATACCGC